AACAAGTTCGTGGTGCTCGCTACAGGAGAAGTGATCGACCTGTTCGCCAAGGCTGCGAACGTCACCGCGTCCAGCTCGGACCTCGATCGCCTCGTCGCGCTCGAACCCGTGCTGACGGAGATCATCGCGCGGTACCCCGACGTAGAAACGAAGCTGGGGTCCTTGGTCGCGTTGCGTGTTGACGCCGTAAACGACGACGTGGCTCGTCCGTTGTCCTCGTGGATCGAGAAGCGCGGGGGCATCTACGACTACGTCCGGCAGCAGGCGTACAGCCCCACGGACTTGTTCCAGCTTCCGATTGGCCCTGGGGCGCACTACCGCGCGACCGAGCCGGCGAAGACGGACGTGCTGTCGCTGTCGGACCCCTACACGGGGACTCAGTACCAAACGACACGGGGCGCCGCGATGGCGGCGCACAACGAAGATGCCAAAGCGCAGCTCGGCTCAACCGCGTTGCTCGGCGCCTTGTACGCTGGGGGCCTGCGCGCGGCGCTCGGTCCAGGTAGCGGCGTGTGGTCGCTACCGATCGGGCTCGCTGCCGGATACGCCACCCAGCGCGCGCTGCGAAAGCAGTTTCGCCCCCATCGATACAATCGCTACGTCACGGATCAGGGCCTACCCGTTTCAGGCGGTACCGAATTCGTGAAGGTCTCAGGGTACGACCGCCCCTCTCGGGCCGACGTCGTGCACAAGGCGGCGTTCGATCTGATCGAGCGCGTCGGCGCCCCCGACTACAACGCCCTGCTCAAAAAGGTCGCGCGCGAAAACGGCGCAGCGTATGCACAGTGGCTGGAGACAACGCCGCTGCATCAAAAGGTCGCCACGCTCGTGTCGGGCGCGGAGATCGAGGCTCACGACGTCCAAGAAGCCCCTGGCTTGAACGTCGCGCGCCTCGTCGAAAACATCAGCCGCCTCGTTTGGCGCTGACTAACCTACAGCTGGAGAGCCCACCATGAACCTCGACGATATGCTCAACAAGCAGATGCCGAAGACCGCCAGCACCCAGGCCCAGCCCTCGGGAGCCAAGCCCTCGACCAAGGCGGCGAGCGCCGTCGCCGACGCCGTCGCGGCGGTCACGCAGACCAAGACGGCGAGCGCCGCGTCCCCCGCTGGCGCTGCGGCGCCCATCTTCGACAAGCTCGCCTCGGACCTCGCGGCGCAGGATCAGGAGGGCTCCCTGAAGATGGCGAACCTCTACGGCGCAGCCATCGCCGACGGCTTCATGGCGCAGCTCGGGATGTACGAGAAGGTCGCGGAGAAGCTCGCGGCGCAGGTCGGCGAGAAGACGGCCGGCGCGGGAGACCTGGACCCCGAGATGGTCGCGCTCGTCAAGGAGGCGCAGGAGAACCCCCGCGCGTTCCTGGCGCGCGTCGAGCGCGCGGCCCAGTCGGAAGACATGCAGCTCAAGGAAGCGGAAGACCGCGAAGCCGCCGAGCTGGAGCAGGCCGTCCAGGTCAAGGCCGCCGAGCACTACGCCCACGGCTACGAGATCGGCAAGCTCTTGGTGAGCGCGGGATGAACGACGACCGCCGCCGAGCGCTGATCGAGGCGCATCGCGACCTGCGCAAGGCGGCGTTCGATGCCGTCTCCCCGAAGGTCGCGGAGTACTTTCGCGACGCCAGGGAGTGCCTCGGAGCAGCGAAGCATGCCTCCGAAGCCTCTGCCTTCGACCCCGTCCTTCGCCGTCACCTCGTGGAGCCGTAGATGCCGACGCTCGATGAAGTCTTGCGCACCCTCCCTCGGGCGCCCGAGCAGACGACCAAGACCGCCTCTGCCTTGCCGGACTCCGTTTCCGGGCAAGTCCGAGCAGTGGCGGGAGCGCTGCGCGCGCTGCCGGACCCGGAGATTTCGTGGGCCAGCCTGAACGCCGTAAAGACGGCAGGCTTTCGCTCCGCGCCGCCGAGCCTCCCGGACTCGGTGTTTCCCGAAGACGACGAGAGGCCCGGAGCGCCCCTGCGCAAGCTCGCGCACGCGGTGCGTTGTGTCGAAAACACGCGCGCTGTCCAGCTTTTCGAGAAGTCCGCCCTCGCGCTACGCGCCGTGCGGGGCCTTACACTCCTTCACGAACGGATCTCGTCGCCATGACCACCGCGCTCAACAAGATCGCCTCCGCTCTCGAACTGCTCGCCGAAGACTTCGACGCGCGCCCCGCCGCGACGCCCTCGCCGACGGTGCCCGAAGAGAAGCGCGCCAGCAGCGCGGAGATGCTGCGGGAGCTGTATCACCAGCAGACCGGAGAGGATCTCCCTGCTGCGGTGCAGGAGAAGCTCTCGGCGGCCGATGACCAAGAGCTGCAGACGGTGTTCGGCCGGATGCTCAAGACCGCCGCGCCCGAGCGGCCTACGCCGCTCGGTTCGCCCAGCGGCACGCGCACTCCCGGCGCCGCGCCCACGGACTCGGCAGAGGCCACGAAGCTCGCCTGGGACGCGTTCGAGGACACGATCCTCAACGGGACCTACAACGACTGACGCGCTGTCCCGCGCCGCAGCGTTGTGCGGCGCTTAACATCCCCAACGAGGTAGTGACATGAAGCTCAACTCGAACTACGACCTGATCTCCGCCCAGCCGAACCCGGGCGCCTACGCCGCGCTCTGGATCTCGGACGTTCTGGCGCAGGAGGCGGCCACCGCGATCGACGCCGGAACCGGCGTGACCACGCCGGACAGCCAGGGCACCCCGCAGCCCGGCACCATCGTTCCGGGCATGGTGGTGACCCTCAACGCCAACGGGTACTGGGGTCTCGCGACGTCCCCGGACCTCGCTGCGGCCCTTCCGATCCCGACGGGCCTCGTGCACGGCGGCGACGACGACTTCGACGGCGCGTACCTGGGCAAGCTCGTCGTGCTGGCGGGCGTCCTGGAGTGCCTGACGGACCAGTTCAACGGGGTCACGTTCCCGCCGGGCGCGCCGCTCGTGGTGAACGCGGGCAAGTTCGAGGCGAAGACCAACCCCGTGAGCGCGCTTCAGGTGGTCGGCTACGTGGGGAACCGTGGCCTCCAGAACGGCATCCTGCACGTGATGTTCGGTCTCCGAGGCTGATCTCACTACCACTAACCTCTTCACCGAGATCGGGAGACGACGACGATGTACAACACGGAAACCGTTCAGCAGAACGCGAGTGCTTTGAACCAGAAGTTCGTGAGCATGCTCGGCTCTGGCAACACCAAGCTCGCGGAAGAAGCCGGCACGGCGTTCATCCGCAGCATCGTCCGCCAGGAAGCGGCCGTGCGCATGGTGCTGCCGCCGCAGCCGCTCCAGGACGACGAGATCGATCGGGACGTCGACAGCGACGAGCCCCGCAAGATCGTCGAGAAGGAGCCGGACAGCGCGGCGACGTACGTGCAGTTCGACGGCACGCCGCGCGCGCGCTGGTTCCGAGGCAAGCGCTACGTGGTCTACTTCGGCAAGACCCAGAGCGACCTCTTCACGAAGTCGAAGTTCAAGCTGATGTCGTATCAGAACGACATCCGCAAGATCCTCGCGGACAACAGCGTGAAGGACCTCGCCGATCAGGAGGACCTGTACTTCCGCCGCACGTGCCTGACCCTGGTGAACCGCAACGCGGCCAACCAGCGCTCGAACGTCAGCGCGTTCACGCCGGGCGCGTTCGTGAAGGGCTTCCAGGCGATGGACGGCCGCCGCCGCCCCATCGGCAAGATGCTCATGACCAACAGCCTCTACCGCGAGGCCATGAACCTCCCGGCGACGCTGGTCGGCGACTCCATCGCGCGCGCCCACTACCAGGACGGCATCGACAAGGAAGAGCGCCTCTGGGGCATCCCGGTCATCACGACCGCGAAGACCGACATCTACAACCCGCGCGAGTGCTGGATCTTCAGCCCGCAGAACTTCCTGGGGAACTTCTTCCTCCTCCAGGACGCCACGCTCTTCATCGAGCAGCGCGCCGACATCATCACGTTCTTCTCGTACGCGGCGCCCGGCATCGGCATCGGCAACTCCGAGTCGATGCAGCAGCTGGTGTTCGACACCCCGCCGTCCTCGATCTGATCGCTGAGCAGCGGGGGCGGTAGGGCTATCCTTCGGGTATGCCCTTCGTCTCCGACCGCCAGCGGCGCTTCTTCCACACGGAGTCCGCGCGCAAGCACGGCATCACCCCTGCCATGGTGCGGGAGTATGACGACGCGTCGCGTGACCAGCGCATCCCGGAGCGTGCTGAAAAGCACGCAGCAACCGGCGTTGGCGCAACGAGCGGCGCGACAAGCGGTGTATCCACTGCTGTGT